TATTACCACGTAATGCATATCCTGTTGTGGCTTGTCCTTGCCACATAGGTTTTGTCGGTGGCTCATGGGCAGGATCTACTGGCGTACCGTCTGCTTTGTAAACAATATATGTATCAGGTATTGCATTACCCAATGCACGTATTACGCTCTTGTCAATACCCTTAACGTCAATTAACTTATTGTATACTGAATTTAATAATGTAGGGCCTTGATTACCTACAGTAGGTGTTCTGTCATTGTATTCAGGAGTTTCTTCAGGATCATCGTTCGGATAACCTCTACGAAAGCCGTCATTAATAGCCCAGGATAGCCACAACAAGCAAGTATCATTTACGACTTTGCCGAATTGATGATACCAGTTGTTTCTACTCACTCCCATATAGCTTGTGGCTACTGGGTTAATGTCGAAACCTACATTATTGAGTATTGATCCTAGACCATTAACTCCTAGTGGACTTTGTTTACCTGTATCAGCCATATTTTAAGGACAAAAAACGTTCGGACTTCCCGTCGATATTCTATGACCACAGGTGTTGCCTGAAGTTACCCTAAGTACTGGAACGCCCTCACAAAAGACGGTAGGACTACCGTCTGTAGTCTTTGCACTACGATGCTTTGATTTACTTGGGTGAGGGGAGATAGGACTAACATGCAAGCCGACGGCGATCCCGTTCGCAAAAACAGTTTTAGCACCGCGCATAATCTTACCGCCTGCGCTGTTTTGATCACCTAATCGGCTTAAATTTGGCATGTTTTATCCTAATACTAATTTCTTAGAAGGTACTTGAATACCGGTAGTAGCCTCCAAGTATTTCATTCTTACATTGTCTTCTGTAACACCATAAAGAGAAATACTCTTAGTATTTAGTCTAATTTCTTCCTTGGTATTTGCAGTAAACATACTAGGAACTAGACCCATACCCTGAGGACCCGGGGCAATTGATACCGGTTCTTCTAGCATTAGCCATCCTTCTTCGTCAGGGGCTTTTGTTACTTTTGCAATCAATTCCTCGCCAGAATTGAGCTTAAACGTCATTACTGTACCTTCTTCGATTTTCATTTTAACCTTTCAAAAAATTATGCTGCTTTTAGCAGTCGTTGTCTTAGTTCTTGGAAACCACCTACATACTGGTCATCAAGAAATATTTGAGGGACTGAACGTGCAGCAGGAACTACTTCAAGTAGTTGTTGCTTGGTCCATCCATCACCGATTCTTCGTTCTTCAAATTCAATACCTTTTTGCTTGAGTAACGTCTTTGCTTGTTCGCAGAATGTGCATTGTGACTGGGACCATACGATAGCTTTCATGTTATTCTCCTTATTATTAAAAATCTACGTCAAATTTAGCATTAGTGTCATCGTTAACGATGATGTTAACTTTGTACTGTGCTAGGTCTTGCTCTTGAGGAGCAGCCTGATGCTTGTTCATATTCAACCAATTTTCCATGTGAGGCATGGGGTTGGTCTTGGGGAACTTATACTCTGTTTCAATGTTCAAGAAATGAGCTACATCTTTAGCGTTGAATAACACCCACTTCTTAACGATTTCTTTATTAGTACCAATGAGTGCGCGACCTTCAAACAAATAATCTAGCCATGTTAGTTCGCTTTCAACNACTTCATGGAACATCTTGCTAACNATANNTTTAGTTTGTTCTCTNGCNATAATNCCCATTTCAGTTAGATGCTCGGTGCGNAATACTTCTTTGTCTAGTTCGCAGTGGACTTCTAATTCATCTTGNGCGATCTTTTGAATTGCNTTACAGATTGGTTGGAACAANCCAGANCCACCAATNGTAAATGTAATAGCNAATGAAGCCATGAACTGAATACGCTCAAGCAATAGTAAAGCTACNANAGTCAAGTATACCTTGTTGTATAGTTCTTGACTTAGCTTTTCTTGNCCTTGTGCNTAACGTAGACCCGCTTCACGCCCTTGGTTGAACACCTCAGCGATTGTTTCTAGACGTTGAACGGCTTCTTTAACTGCTAGAATCTCTGACAACACTTCATGNGGGTTGTCAAAACTCATTCTAACAATTTCAGAATAGGTNGCTGCGTGAATGATTTCATTATCAGACACACGNCTAACTGCTGCCCAATACTCTGAGCTAGTGATGAACGGAGCAAANGTCATNATGATTGANCGACTTGCTACGCTATCAGCTTCCCACTGCCATGCTAATGTTTTGATCATCATGTCAGCAGTATCNGGNTCAGCNTGCTTAAAGTCTACGTTACACTGACTATAGTCAAATTCATCNTCTGACCAGTCAAGTGACTTCATTTCTTTATACANTGACCAAATCTTNGGGAAGCGNCGATTAACTGTGTCAAACAGTCCAGGTGGCTCCCCNAAGAANAAACTTGGATTNNTNTAACCTTCTAACGACTTACCGACGTTAAAAATATTNTCATTAATAACCATTTATATACCTTTTACAGTGAGCAACTTTCACAANNAGCTTCNGCNGCATTNAAATCAATACCTTTAGCAGTTTTGCTATTCATGTAGTAGCGGGTTTTAACACCATACTTTACCATTCTTAGGTAAAGTTGGATCATTTCTGACGTTCCAACTTTCTCATCGCCCTGTACTTTTCTGTACAAGTCTGCGCTGATTGCTTGGTCAGTCCACTTCTGCATTATAGCATAACAATCAATTAAATCCTCTGACGAAATATCCCAGGCCAACTCGTAACGATCACGTAAATGGGTACTGTCAGGTGCAACATAGCTTAGTACCATTGTTTCATTAGTCTTGTCCAAATCAAAGTCTCTGATTGGGTATGGTCCATTCGTCGTACCTGATGCGATTGAACTACTTTCACCGGGCATGTGTGCTACACACACTGAATTACGAATGCCACCATTAGCTACGATTTGTTGACGTAAACTTTCCCAATCACGCTTGTTTTGAACTGTTACCAATTCATCAACTTTCTTGTTGTAAGTATCGATGGGCAACCATCCTTCGGGCCACTTTGTCTTGTGCATCCAGGGTGCATTGCCCTTTTCTTTACCTAGTCTCAAGCTAGCATTATACAGGTGCCATGCATGAGTTTCAAATACTTCGTGAATGAAATTTTTCCCATCTGGTGTAGAATATTTCTTGTTCTTCTTTGCCATTAAATGGGCAAGACCTAGAATACCAACACCAGCATTTAATCGAGCCATTGCTGTATCAGCTAGATTCTTGAACACATAATCAGAATAATGAATGCCGAAATCAATCATCTTTAATGTGTAGTACGCAACTTCGGCATACTGTTCATCATTTTCAATATTGCTAACAATAATGCCACCGATATTGCATAGACCAATTTCACCGTTACCTTCTTGGTAATCTGAGTATAGTTCTTGAACTGACTTATAGCCCTTAGTGGGTAATGCGATTTCAGCACATAGATTAGAACTATAAATCTTGTCCTTGAATGGTGTATGAGTGTTCATTTCATCGAAGAAATGCAGGTAATGACGACCGGTTTCATAAGCTTCATTCAATGCTGCTGTTAGAATCTTACGGGCAGGAATCATTGTACGCTTCTTATCACTAGCTAAGAATTCATTATACTTTTGTTCAAATTCTTCACTAGAACCATACTGTGCTTCAAATAGTTCTGGAGCGTCACCGTAGCTAAACAATGCTACTTCCTTGTCTAGTGCTGCCATCTTAGCAAAGAACTTGTTAGAACCAAAGCTATAATCACAACCACGAACTTGCTTTACAGTTGGGGTCATGGGGTTCTTGAGTTTAGCAATTACTTCTACTTCAGGATCAAAAGCAGTGTAGTAAACTGTAGCTGCGCCACCGCGACCATTTTGTAGGTTAGCCCCAACTGCACCAACTAACGCACGATAGTAAGGAATCTTTCCCTGATGGACGATTAGACCACTACGAATCTTGTCGCCGATTGAGCGTGTCTTAATATGAGAACCGATACCAGCACTCATAACAGTCATCATATAACCAATATGATCACCTGCTGCTAATGACGCTGCGGTATCTTCAGTTGTATATACACAGCAACTTGCATAGCCATTAAGCACAGTGCCTAAGTTGGTGTAGTAGGGTGTAGGGGCGTTGATTCGCTTATGACTTAGGTGTTCGTAGAACTTTCGTACATTTTCAATACGATTTTCTTCAAACTGAGAAAGGCCCATAGCCATTCGCATGTAGACAAATTGTGGGGTTTCGAATTCCCGTCCTGTAATCTTGTCTCTCAACGCATATTTGTTACGGATCTGATGAATCTCAAAATGAGTTGTCTTTAGATCCATCTTGTGATTGATGATTTCTTCAATCTGACTGTATTCTTCATCGGTGTAGCCCATGTCCTTGAGAACACCGTATTCAATCATTTCTTTGTGAAGGTTCTTAACGGTAGGTAGTTTCTTACCGTTATAGATAGTGCGAGTGATCATACTATAGTACAATCTACCCGCCATTAAATTGTATTCCCAAGTCTTTTTATGTAGACAAAAATCAATAAGAGCTTGTTGAAGTTGAAGGCTAGTACATTTTTCGGGCAATGTACTAACTGCGTGTAAAACAACTTCACCCCAGTCAACGCGACTTTGTAGTGCTTTTGCAGCCCATTCGCCCCATCCGTTAACTTTTTCGGCGCTGAAATCCTCTTCGGCACCATTCCTCTTAATAATTGTCTTTATCATTTCTATCCTTCAGATTATTTGTTGATTGAGTTGAGTAGCCC